CTTGGCGCTCGCAATCGACCGTGATGCCCTGTGGTGCGCCAACAACAGCGGAGCATCCGGACATCAGCAACGCGGCAGCAATCGAAGCACGTGCCATTTTATCGCTCCACGACATCGCGTTGGTTAGTCACGTCGATGTCTTCAACTTCGACACCGGTGGCGCGCAGCAACGCGACCAACTGCGCTTTGGTGAACGGTTGGCCGCGGACTTGTTTGCCGCGGCGCTCGAGTTCGCATTCGTTGCTCTGCACGAACTCATGCGTCCTCATTGACTTCCGCCACGGGCCAGACCGACCCACGCGGGATGGCTCCCCATCGCCCGGTGTAGACTCTGCCCTGATCGAAATCGCGAGCCAGGCGCCAGCGCCGACGCAACTCGTCACACGGCTCCTCGCGGCGCTCGCTGTTGCGAAAGAGCAGCGTCGCCATCATGCCGAATCTCGCAGTCTCGTCGTCGTCGTGGATGTCGCAGACCAGCGCCGAGCACCACAGAGGGCTACCGTCGCGTTCGCAGTTCAGGCAGTCGTCTGGATGCACGATCATGCCAACCTGCACGAATGGCACTTGTCTCCCGGCGATGATGATGTCCGTCTCGTCGTCGCCCTCGTTTGCGGGGTCGGCCTTGGGGCACGACGCGCGTGACTGGTCGCAATCCGACTCGACGCGGCCGCACGCACAAAACCTTGGGCCAGGGATGTAGACGAACCCGTAGCCATCGGGCGTGACGAGCATGCGATCGGCAGCCCGCGCGATGGCGATCTGTGTCTCCGTCATGGCGGCAGACGAAACGATCGATCCTCCCGTCATTGCCGTTCGTCGCAGGAAAGCCCGCGCTTCATCCCGCTCTCGCACAAGCTCGCGGTTTCGCTCCTCCCAGTGCCGGTTGCAGCCCGGAGAAAGCCTGCACACGCCATCCTGGCCGCAGTCCTCGATCTCGCTGCGCTGCCGGATCTTCGGCAACGCGCCGCTGCACGTCGTCGTCTCGCGGTCGTAGTTGCGGACCATCCCGCAGCGCGAGCAGACGGACCAGCCATCGCGCTCGTGCTTCGTCCACTCGTGTCCAGGGCTACTCATGTGACACCACCTTCGGACCGCGCTCGACGACCAGGCTGTTAACCGCGCGTTTCGTTCGCACGGAGTAAAATTCCGGGTCGCGGAGTTTGTGAGCCAGCCTGTGGGCCTCGGCCTTGTTCAGAGGCTGCTCTCCGAGGTGGGTTTTGCTCCAAGCGCGGCGTCCGTCGAACACGTCAACGGCCCAACCTTGCCCATCATCTCGCGGTCTTACGTGGATACAGAGTTTCATGGCTCGTTAAATTCTCCGGTTGTTAACTTCGCGGATTCAAACGAATCCCTTCCGATCGCATCCATCCAATCGTGGGATTTTTTGGCGGCGCATCGGATTCCGCCATCAAATACCCAACACGCGCTTCATGAAGCCTGGCTTCGTTGTCTCGGTTTCCTCGACGATGTCCGACGATTCAACTGGTTTTTCGCCGTCTTCGACCTCGACAAGCGTGAAAAATCCGATTGGCCCATCGTCGTGCTGAAACGCCGAATATTCGATCGTTTTGAAACGCATGCCGCCACGTTCAACGATTACGCCGGCCTTGTGTGCGGCCAACATTTCGTCGTGCTCTGCGCCGGTGATGCGGACGATGATGTTGCTCATTTGGTCTCGCTTTCTTTCAGTGCTTTGTTTTCGTCTTCAAGCTCTTTTACACGGTTGCGGAGGATTTCGCATTCGGCCGCATGCGAGCGCTCATCGTCGCGGCGAAAGCGCGTCAGCTCCAAAATTGTTGCTTCGGCGGCAAGCTTTTGCATGACCAACTTTGAGCATTCGAGTTCGTGAGAGTGCTTCATGTCTTCGATTTTCTTTTGCATTTCTTGCTCAGTCATTTGATCAACCTCATCACTGCGACGTGCGGATCACGTCGGTCTTTGCGTTTGATTTTCTTCATGCTGGATTTTGGCGGTGTGGCGTGCGGATCTTCACCTCCCGACGTCATGCGACGATGAAAAATCTGGAATGCGATCGCGCGGCGAACACGCTCGACGCCAAACTCGCGCGCCAACTTTCTTGCGCAGCGCACTGACGCAGCGGCCTGCTCAGGCATCCCGTTGGCGATCGCGCTATTGGCGGCTTCGATGTCCAGTCGATCAAACGGATCGGCCGTCATCGTGACGTTCCATCCACGTGCACCGGTGTCGAGCTCGCGCAATTCGCCGACGACACGGTTGACCATCGCGTGAAACGTCAAGCGAATGTCTTCGTCAGTCGTCATGCTTCGCCTTTCTTGGCGCCACGAACCATGTCGGCGCAGACCATCGCGCGCGTGTGCCTGCGATCGTTCTCGTCGCCGCACTCATGCCACGCACGGCCACAACTTGAACAAGCACGATCAAGCCGACGCCCGCACGACTTGCGTTCACCGGGTGCGCTGGCGGGGCAAACCGTCATGGGCACACCGTCAGACCAATAAATTGTGCGGCCAAGGCAAACGTCGCACGACACCTTTGGAAGCACTCGACAGCTTTGGCAGACAACGAGGTGACGCATTATTCAGCCTCGCGATACGGATACTCAAACGACGCCAAAACATCGTTTTGTACCCACTCGTCGATGGTCGTAGTTGCATCGTCGATCGCTTGGTTTTTGTTTGCATCTGACAGCGTGCTCCACCGAATGCCACGTCGAGCCATGTTGTGCACAGCCAACGCGCGCGCCAACGCTTTTTTGCGACCAGTCACATATTTGACGATTGCTGTTTCCGTCATGACTCATGGACCTTTCTGTGCGCGCACACGTCGTCGTGCCGCTCACCGTCAATCGTGAACATCGTGATGCGCTGCCAACCGGGTGTGTTTGTTTTGGCGCGTGCAACAACAACCGGTGCACCGCACGCGGAACAAGTGGCTTCAGTATCGGCGCCGGTTGCGCATGCGAATTCATGCAATCGTTCGCGATACCAACCGACGATTACAGCGCGATCCTGCTTGATTCTGTTGTCGATCGCCTTCAATGCGATGTCGGACTTGGATGCGTCGATTGCGTCGATGTCGAAGGCGTCCATCGCACGCAACAACACGTCTGATGCGACGTCGCTTGAAGGTTTTGGCTTCATAGGTTTCGACCCTCGTATCGGCTGCGTCGCAAACCGAGCGCCAACGCTTCTTTGGGGTGATCGCCGATCCATTGATGGCACCGGCGACACACGCAAAGCAAATTGCTCGGATCGAAGATTGAACCACCGGCACTGCGCGCCAAAAGTTCATGCACGTCGTGTGAATCACGCATGCATTCGCTCCAAATCGGGTCTGTTGCGCGTCGTGGGAAATTGCGATGCACGAGCTCATCGCCGACAAGAAAACGGCCTATAACGTGTCCTGCTTCGCACGTTGGGATCGCCGCCAATCGACGAGCGACGAGTTCAGCGCGACCCACAACACCGGTGCCGCCGCACTGAAAACATGGAACATCAACTCTGCCAGTCGCCGTCACGTCTAACGATGTGACCGTAATGTTTGTCCCGCTGCCGTTGCACATGGTGCACGTCTGGCCTTTGTATGCCTTCGCCATTTTCTTCGATCGTTTTTTGAGACCAGTTGTCGATCGCTTCATCGGCGTTGATGAGCGCTTCATTGGTGAGCGCTTCATCGCCCGCACCGCCATTTCATGGCTTCACCGTTTGCAAATGAAGAAAACATTCACGATACGCCGCACGAGCACCGTCTTGTTTTGCCGTCGACAGTTCATCTTTTAATGCGGCAATTTGTGTATTCGCGGCATTCAACTCGCGTCCGATGTCTCGTCGATCACTCATCGATATGCACAACAAAAAAATCAACGCGCAACTCATAACCATGAAAAGAACGAAAGCCTTATCTAGATCCGCAACAACTTCACGCAAAAACTTTCCGCGTGTTTGATCCGACGCTGATGAGTAACTCATGGCATCAACCCCTTTTCAATGCTTACAGCTGGTCGACTCACTAGCGGTTCCCATAAGGCCAGCAGATGCTGACGCCGTGGCTCCAGAAAAGCGATGACTTTCGGCTCATCAGCCCTGCAGACTGCCACCGTCGTGCATCGGTAAATACCTTTGCGCTGCAACATCCAAAAGACCTTCAGTACACCATTGCGAAAATGCACGTCGCCGTTAAACGTGGGATCCTCTTCGATCCAGTCCCATCGAAATATCAGATTCATATTCATATCGGCGCCGGCGTGCACGGTCATAAATTCATCAATCGATTCACAATGATCGACGGTGTCGTTGCTAAAAAAGTTTTCTTCGTGACAATAATAATCGTGTTCCACTTCCCATAAGTGTTTCATTTGTTTTCTAGCCTCGAACCCGCACAACCGCTTGTTCTCGATGCATTGCCAATTTTTTGTTGGCTTTCATTAATTCACTGTAAAACATGAGCATTTGATGTTGCGACCGATCGACTTGGTTTTGCATTTCTCTCAACGCAAGATCGTTAGGCCAAATGCGATTTGGCGTGCCGGTGTGGCCTGCAACGCGAGCGAACAAGCATCCTGATTCGTGTGCGCCGGTCCGCATTTGACAGCGACACGCTGCGCCTTCACCTCGCAACGCTTCGCCGCAACGTTTGACGATTAACGCAAGTTCTGCGTTTTCGGCGCGCAATCGTTTTGCTTTGCGATCATCTCTCGTCGGGAAACGTTCGCCGAGCTTGTGCTCAAGTTCGACAATTTGTTGTCGTTGCCATTCGTTTGTTCGCTCAAGATTTTTGATGCGTTCTTCACGTGATGCGATGTTCGCTTTTTCTTTTTCAATGCGCCGCAATTCGTTTTGCGTTTCCAACAAAAACGCATTCGCCTTCGCGATTGATTCTTGAAGCATTTTGATTTGATCGTCGCCGATGGTCATCGTTTCCCCCTAATGATCGGTTGTTGTTGTGTTTGATTTCACGAGCGTGGATGCGGAATCAAACGCGAACCACAGCCGGCGCACGTCGGCATTGCAGACACGATCGCATTCAACGGTTGGCGTTTGCATTCTGGGCACCACGTCAATTGCGCAGCGTCGCGAGGCATCGTTTTGACTTGTGGGTTCATGAGATGATTCGCGATTTCAACTCCTTTCAATCGAAAGTCTTCAATCGCTTCAGCATCGACGCCAAGATTCAAGAGCATCAGATAGGAAACGGTTGCGTGCGCAATCGATGTCTGGACAAGCTTCGCATATGCTTCGCGTCTTCCTTGATCGTCGTCGGCAATAAGCGGCGCGTTGAGCTTCATGCGTTCCCAAAGCACGACGACTTCGCGCTTAACGGTGTCGCTGTCGAGGTAAATTTCTTTGCTCACGATTCACCATCCTTCACGTCCAACTGCGCGAATTGATCTTCAAGGTTTCTCAGTTGCATGGTGAGTTTGGTGATTTGTTCAGCACGTCGCTTGAGTTCTTCGCGCATCGATGTCGTCGATGACAAACGTTTTAGAACTTGGCCCAACCCATCTTTGGCTGGAAACAAGTCGTATTCCGTCAGATACGCCGGCACATGCGCGACCGTCTTATGCCAAAGCTCAACAGCGAGCTCACGAATTTCAGCGTCGGCCGCATCGGTTGCGCGTTGATCAAGGATGGTTCGCAACGATCGCAAGTTGCACGACCAAATCAGTTCAGTCTCGAGACCATGCGGCAGCACTCTTGCGGCGGCAGCGCGCGCTTGTTTTTCTGGCACGCCTTCTTTTTTGGCAGCATCGTAAATCGCTTCGTATGCGGCCGCTGTTTGTGCGTCGATGTCGACAATCTTTTCCGTAGTTGTTTGGTCGGCTGCATGCACAACAAACTTGGCATCGCCCTCGTCGCAGTAACGCGTTGAGCGTTGCGAAATCGCGGTGCCGACACGATGTCGAACGAGCTCATGCGTCAACGAGCGCGAAACACCTTCGATGCGGAACGTGAACGACACGTGTTCAAGCACGCTGCCATGTTCCGATTCCAACAAATGCGCATGATAGTCGCTCGACTGTCGACCACGCCCAAATGAGTCGTAGCATTGCCCACAAACCATTTGTTTGCCGTCACGTCGAACCAACACTAAACCTGTCGAAACCGAAACGCAGTAAACCTTTCCAGAATATGCACTTTCAAAGACTCGAACCTTTGAACGCTTTAAAAATGCAGGACGCGGAAATTGGTTAATACGCACTCGCCAAGCAGGAAGTTTTGTCCATGATCCTGATTCTTTTTTTGGTGGAGCAATTGGCTGGATAGAACTCGACCACCAACCACACAGCGTCGCAAGCCGAGAAGCATCCTCAACCAGTCCATGCGAACTGGAACCAAAAATCCAAGCATTTTTAATTCGGTGAGCATCACCTTCCATTAAGGACCGAAGAAGCTCAATCCGCAGTTCAATTGGCCAGAAAAAAACAAAATCTGGAATGCGTCTTTCATATGATCTTTGACCAAAGTCGCGCAAAAACTTCGCAAGTTTTGTGTTGCTGATACGAAGCTGAATGACGCCGTTTCGTTGATCTTCTTGTTCGATCGCTCGCAAACCGAGTCCGGCGACAGCGGCTCGTATTTTATCTAAAATCACACCCGGTTTTTGATAGATTGAAACCGACGCTCCAACACCGTCGGGAAATCGCAAAGAACCTTCCGACAAAAAATACCCGAGAAACCGAGCAAGGTGAATATTCACTGATAAATCTGGCCCTATTGTGGTGTTGCTTGTTTCGTAGTTTGGCCCGATCGCTGTTGTTTGCAGCATCCATTCGCCGTTCAACAAATCCACAGCCGGCATGATTTGCCACTCACATGGGTCACCACCACTCGCATCGCGAGGGCGAACCCACATTCGATGATCAGGCGTAACCACAAAATTTACTTTTTGTCCGGCCGCCCAAATAACTGACCCATTGTGATCTTTTTCGATCAAATCACTTGGCTTTTCAAAGAAAAACGTCGGTGTTTTCGAGTACGTATGCGCATCAACCGCAGCAACCCTGTCATGCGTTTTCAAGTCTGGAAATTTTACCCAACCACGTTCGGTAAAAATTTCGGTCTCTGGATCATAACAAGTGCGCCCGGCAATCTCGATCAACTGCTCTTGTGGTGTACCTTGCAACTGTGACGGTGTTGCGTGCGGATACTTCTCGAAAAGTCGGAGCACCGGTTGAGTCATGGCAAGCAAAGTGATTCTCATTTTTGTGTCTTTCGTTTGCTGCGATCACACACGATCGCAAGGATTTCTTCGGCACTTTCGACGACGTAAACTTGTGCACCGGCAGCGCGCCACTTGCCGCGCCATGCTTGCTGCAACGGGTTTTTCATGTTCCGCTTCTTTTTGATCTTCACCTCGACAAGAATCAACGCATCAAGGTCCGGCGCCCACACCAGCAAGTCGGGCACACCACCACCGGACAAACGTTGAACCAAGCAACCTGCGTTCTCGAGTGCGTTAACGATCTCGAGTTCGTTGGCGTCGCGCTTGGCGCTGTAGCGCAAAATGCTCATGGTTTTTCCAAAACGAATCTGTCGAACTCGTCGATGGCGCGGACAAAAATTTGTGCGCCGTACACGCTCGTTCCGTCCGACAATTTTTTGTACAGCGCAGCGTCGACCCATTGACCAGGCGCCATGCGCATCATGCAAATCAAATGCACGACGTATCGCTCTTTGGTCGTGGCGTTGACGATGATTTGGCTTTGTTCGTGTGCTTTTCTGATTTCGTCTGCAGTCATTTCGTGAACTCCTGGACAAGCTTCACAGCTGTTTTCGGGCCAACCCCTTTGATGCTGGACAACGCCTTGATGTCGCCATTCAACAACGCCGGTAGCGCGCATGCTGCGATGATTTTCGACGCTGCGACCGGGCCAACACCGTCGACTTGCAGCATGCGATCAAACGCCATGCGATCGTCGTCGGTCAAAAATGCGTAGTGTTTGATGCTTTCTTCGCGAAAAATTGTTCGCACCGACACTTGAACAACGTCAGCAAAAATGGTTCGCGTCTCAACGTCGTTAAAATCAAACGCAGGCTCGATAACGAATCCCAAGCCACCAACCATCATGATGACCTTGTCGCCGTGAAATTCGATTTTACCGCGCAACACGCCGATGTTCATGCGCCCTCCTCTTGCTTTGCTTTTGCTCGCGTGCGTTGCAATTCACGACGTCCAATCGACGTGAGACTCACAAGCGAATAACGCGCATCCGTTTTTGATTTTTCACGCGTAATCAACTTTGCAACGATTGCGCGCTCGACGATTCCGGAAACAGTTGCCTGTGCCAACGGTGCGAAAAGTTCTCTGATGCGGATCATCGACGTGCTTCCACCGCTTGCGTCGAGAATCAACATCAACGCAAGCGCATCGGCCGGCACGATGCCTCTTGCTGATGCCTTCGGAATCCAGGACATGATCCGCTGTGCAAGCGTGACTTGCGCGTTGGCGAGTTCTTTGAGCAACGATGCCATCACGTCGGGTCGCTCGCGCAGTACACGATGTTTCATGGCATCTGCCGATTGACCATCGACCGGAACAACGTCGCTTTCGGCAAAGTGGCTCACAATCCATTCTGACGCGAGCCATGCGGTTTTCTGGGGCCATCCCCATCTCACGTGCACGACGCGAGCGATTTCATTTTGTCGGGACATTCAGCGCCTCCAACGAGAGACAACAAACAAGAACAGGCGTTTTCCGTTTTTCGTCATGACCGGTTCGTGCGGCTCGCCGATGACGCCGGTGTCGAATCCGATCGAAAGCGTGTCGTCAAATTTTTCGATCATCACGTGCGCAATAACGGTCATCGCACTCTGCAAAAGCCAATCATCGACGTCGACTTCGTTTTTTCCTTCAAGGTCAACGCGAACAGAAATTCGATAACGATGGCCGACGACGTAGCGTCTTTGATCAGTTTCTTCGGTCAATTTTTTGATCGCTACGTCGCCAGCAAAGACAACGCTTTCGTTCGCGTTCTCGACGAACTTGCGCGCTTCTGTCTTCTTGGTTGTTACGCAAGATGTGAGCGCATCAGTGAAAGCGTTGGCGAATCGCATTTAGCCTTCCGTTTCCGCTTCGGTCGATCCGAGAAAATCGATGTCGTCGGCTTCTGGTTGTTCCTCGACAACAACTGTTTTCTTTTTGCGCGTCGTGGTTTTCTTCTTCGCCGGTGTCGCTTCGGCTTCAGCCTCGACAATTTCGGCCATGTCGACCTGCGACGGTTCGCACGTGATGAAGACGTCGCTTTCGACGAAGGTCATCAGTCGCGACATCGATTCACGGTCAAATCGACCAGCAACGCGGCGCAGCTGCAAACAAGGTTCGCCATCTTTGTTGACCAGCAATTTGACGCGTGACTTCACTACTGCCGACGACAACGAGAACAACGATTCGCCATCTTTGTGCGGGTAGATTTTGATGATCAGCTCAGGCAGCTTCGTGCGCGCCACGAGGTCAAAACCTTCGATGGCTCCGGCTTGCGACCACACGGCATCCATCGCGCCCTCCGAACCCGGCCACAATGCTTCGATCGCGTCAGCGAAAGAATCGTTCGTCTTCTTCGGGTCGGAAACATCGAACCCGAGCTCTGCAACGGTCACGAGCTGAACGTCACCGTTCTTGCCAACGGCTTCTTCGGTCTGTCGCAAAATGCGGATGGGTCGCAAACGTGCGGCGCATGAGAGCTTGAACACTTTTTTTGTCATGATTTCGTCTTTCAGTTCGTGTTGCCAAACAGGTCATCAATCGTTGATTCGTCGTCGGTGTCATCGGACCAAGCCGGTCGCATTTCTTCTTTTGCTGCCGTCGCAAATTCCTTGTCGCGAAACGAAAGATCATCAGCACAAAAACGAAGAACGACCGCGCCTTCACGCGCTTCAGGATGACGCGCTTTCCAAACATAAACAAGCGAGTCGCTCGATTCAAGCTTCACCTCAACACGGCGTTCTTCGCCATCTTTGAGCCGAATCTTTCCCGGTGAATCCGCGCCAAGTTGATCGCGAATGCGAAAAACCGTGATGCCATTGAACGCGGCCTGCTTGATTGACGACGATCCTTTGATGGAGCCACCGGTTGGAATGGTCGAAAGCTCAACGCTTCCCTTCGGGTGCGCCAGCAAAAAAATGTGCACATTCAACCGCACGGCGGTTTCAGCGAACGTGTTCGCGGCGTGGTCGAGGAATTTCACTTCGTCCATGCCGGCGATGCACTCGATAAAATGCAGATGGTCGATCATCACCCACTTCACACCGAGTCTGTGCACCGCGTACGTGATGCCGTCGATGACATCGTCGAGGGAAACACGGCCATAAGCGTCGAACAACCAAATGGGATTTTCATCGAGCGTCGACAAAACTTCATATGCTTTCGCGCGCTTGTCTTCGCCTTTGATCGATGACACCGGCTGACCGAATCGTCGCTGAAACATGCCGCGCACAAACGCTTGCGGGCCTTCTTCCAAAAACACCGCCAAACACGAAATGCCGCGACGCGCACCGTCTTCCAACATGGCCGACACGAGCGAACTTTTGCCGTGTCCTGTGTGACCGGTGACGATCGTGAGCTCACCCGGTCGCACGCCTTTGATGACAGCGTCCAACGATGGAAATCCGGTTGAATCTCCGAGCGACGTGTCAGCGCCGTCGATCAACTTCATCATCGCGTCGTTGTAGGCGGATGGTCGCACGAGCGTGCCCATCTCGAGTCCGCGCGCACCATCCACGATTTTGCAAATCGCTGCGCCGTCGATGTGACAACGAACCAAGTCGTTGACGTCTTTGGCGGGCTTACCAAGCGTTTTCGTTGCAAGCGCGATCACGTCATCAGGGATCGAAGCGATGCGAACCCGGTGCGATCCTAGCGCGGCAGAAAGCCCTTCGATTGCTGTGCTGCCGGCATCGTCGTCATCGTACCAAAGCACGATGTCTTCAGCGTCAGCCAACACCTCTTTCCATTCTTCTGGCACGTCGCCCTTGGCCCCGAGCGACGTTGACGCAACCGCGGTGACACCGCTTTGCCAAAGAGAAATCGCGTCGAGCTCACCCTCACACAACACGATCCGTCGTCGATCCTTCAGCGATTCGCCGTTGAACAGCAAGCTTGCACCACCTTTGGTTCGACGGAATCGTTTCGATTTCTCGCAATTCGGATCGATGTTTCGCATTTTGATGACGGCAACTTTTCCGTCGACGATCGTCGGAATTCCGACGGCCAAGTCTTTTGCACCACCATCGCGAATATACGCAACACCAAGCCTGAAATGTTTGATGGCTGCATCTTCAATGCCTCGGCCATGCAGATAGTCCAGAACACGTTTGCCTTCCTCGTCGTCGACTTTGAAAAGCCTTTCGTGACGCGCATCGACTTGCTCGATTGTGATGCCGCTTGTCTTGATCTTCGTCGGCAACAGCGACTTGCGCACGCTGGTTTTGAGCACCGTCGTCGCACTGCGCACAATGCGCTTCTCACGCAATCGAATCCCGAGATGCGAAGCCAACTTCCACGCGTTGCCCGATTCACCGCAAACCTTGCAGTCATGCAAACCGGTAATCAGATTATAATAAAGGTGTTCTTTCTTACCGCAATAAACACAATCACAAATTGCATGAGGACCGCTTGATTCTTTGACGTTTTTTCGTTTGACCAGCGCATCGGCCACGCGTTGGATTTCTTCGGCCGTCGGTTCAGCGTGCATCATGGTCAATTTCTCCGTTTGCAAGTCGTCGTCTCACCGACGTCAAAACCTGGTTGAAGCGCTCTTCGATTCGGCGAACGTCGTCGGCGAGCACTTGTTTTTCTGTCTCTGTCGTCGCAATTTTTTTGGCTGCAACTCGCGCCGCCACGACGCACAAACCAAAGTGCGTCAAAGACGCAACGCTGAATCGTGGCAGCGTGAACCCTTCGATCTCGATCGCATCGATCACCAGCGATTCTGCGCCGGTATGCGGCCTTCGCAAAGGGTGTGTCGGGTCGTACGCCGGCGCATGCAGTCGGCCCCATGCGGCGGAATACTCCTTCACCCACTCCTGCCGCAACTGCGCTTCCCCTCGTCGTCGTGGTCGATTTTGATCCATCCACAACGTCGAGAAATGTTCCACGTTGTCGCCGTTCTCGTTGGCTTTCAGCGTGGCCTCAAGATTGCCTTGCACGTGTTCCACGACCCACGGATTGGTGTCGAGCCAAACGCCACGCACGGCCGCAATGACGCGTTCTAAACCGTATATTTTGATTTTATCTTTGACGAACTTTTCGCGAACGTTTGTTCGCAAATATTCCTTAAATCGACCGTGTTCGATCATTGCTTGCGACGCCGCATTGAGCACGCGTTGCACATCGTCGATCGGCTCCGGTAGCGCTGGCACACCGACGGCTTCGACCTTTGACGCCGGTGTGATTTTGGCGCGCACGATTGGTGGTTTGTCTTCGAGCGCGAGATCATCAACGTGAATGCCAATATCGTTCGCGTATCGACGGAGCGCCAGCATGTCATCACGCATCGTGCCGTCATGCACCACAACGATTTTGCTCACACGATCGTCAATGATTTTTCGTATGCCATCGTACGAACAAAGTTGCATGCATTCGTGTTTTGGGTAGAGGTCAACAACGAGTCTCAAGGTTGATTTTATTTTTCGTTTCAGTGACGAGTGAATAAATACAATTTCGCGACCAACTTTAGCTTCTTTCTCGGTTGGTTTTGTGTCGACCTGCGATGGCTTTTCTTGTAGCAAAAGTTGTTGCTTCATTTGGCACCGGTACGCTTGCGCTGTCTCGCGCGAAAAATCAACAAGATTCAAGAAACCAAACAAATCAAGCTATTTGCGCAACACTCGCGCGCACGCGATAGTTTAATTAAAATATAAATTTCTTGTTTGTCTTAAATACAAAACAACAAACAATAACAACAACACTATGCTTAATACCATATGGGGCGTTGCCCCATACCCCATGGGGGCGCTGCCCCCAACCCCGCTGGGGGACTAGATTTCCCCCCCAGACCCCCCCCATCATCGATTCCGGCGGCTACCGATCCCGCCGAAATCGATATATTTTTGAATTTTGAATTTTTATTTATTTTCTTACGCACGCGCGATCGGCCGCGCACGCACGAAATAACAACAAACAACTATAGATTAACAACAATACAACAAAGATTAATACCAAAGACATAGACATAGACCATGGGTTATATTAACAACAACGCATGCGCGCGACGCACACGCGAGGCCCAAAACCCGAAAACGCGCTAAAATCGATTCTGGCGCGTCCAAAATCAAAACCCGCATCACGTGTCGCATCGGCCGAGAAAACCAACCAAAATCGATTTGGGTGCGGTTGGCGGGCATGTTTCCACTCATCCGTGCCCGGCCAAATCGGGTTCAGCAGAATCGGCGGGTGTGGTCGGGTTTTGCAAGATTCGCAGCCGGTGTTCAGGGACAATGCCATGGGCTATGCCAAGACGTAGGCATTCGGCATCGGCATCGTTCATGGCTAAGAGCGCGTCATTGACGCAAACGAATTCACCGGCAGCGACGACAAATCCGACCAAGGTGCTACCGATGTCCAAATGGTTTTGATCGGCCAATATGCTTGCATCGCGAAAAAACTTCGCTCTTTTTGATTCTTGAATCAGCGACACAATACGTTCAAAAAACATAAGAAAGTACAACCTGCGATTTGCTGATTTGTTGCTGTTGTCTGATTCGCTCATTGCTTGTCCTGATGTTTGATTTTGATCGTTTTATTCTTAACGATTGAGTGTGTTTTCCCGTCGTCGAAAGTCACATCGACAAGAAACGATTGCGGATCGTTGACGACGGCGACGCATGCTTTCGTGCCGGTTTTGGTTGTCACGATATCGCCGGCGCGGAGCGAGCTCGCTAAGGCGAAATGCTGGATTTTCATGGTTGTGCTCACGTGTGGATTTCGACGGTGTTGATGGCTTCGTCGACCTCTCGGATCGACCGGATGATTTCGATTTGGTTGAGACGCAATCGTTGACGCAGATTGCAAAGGTCAACGATTGGTTCTGGACTTTCCTCGACAATTTCTCTGACTTTGTTCTTGACGTCTTTTGGCGACATTCTGTTTCTCTTTATTCTGTTGCGGCAACCCAAGCTTTAAAACCCTCGTTGTCCGAATATGCCTTCATGACGGCGCCATATGCCTGCGTTGACAATCGACGGTGCGGAAGTTTGGTGGCGATCACGGCATCGACAAATGCCAGCATCGCGAGACGCGTTTTTTTGTACGATGAAGGATCAGCATATCCGATCAAGATTTCATGTAGTGGTTGCGTGATGATTTCGGTGTTTTCTTGTTTTGCAAAATACGCGTTCACCGTCAGGCAAAATGCGGACACGTAATTGCAGGCTTCGACGTAGTTGTTGACTGTCATTTTATTCCCCGTTGAGTTCAGCCGGCGCCATTGCAGCGCGGGCAAATCGATCCGTCGGTGTATCCCTCGCCACTGCCGTTGCAGCGTGCGCAGCAAAATTCTTCGTCGGTCTCGTCGTCGCTCGGTGGGTCGCCGGCAAGATATTCGGCAACGTCTTCGGCAAACATTTCCTCCTCGATTTCCTCGGCAATTGCTTGGCGCGCGATCGGATCGATCGATGCGCTTTCGCCTGCATCGTCAATCCAGCCAGACGCCCACACGCGGTCACCGGTGGGTTCGCCCGGTGCGGTGGGCACACCGGCGAAGACCACGGCGCTGGCCCGATCGTGGGCAGCAAGGGCCATGCGTGCAATCTCGCGATCGGTGTGAGTGGCCACTGGAAATGCGGTGGTGCCAATGATGATGTGCATGATAAGCCAATTAAGCGATGACTTTGTGTTTTATTTTGTCAAAAAATATTTGTTGGCTGCGTTGCAAATATTTTTGAAGTTGTTCATCGGTGATGTCGTTAAGCATCGGCAAAATTGATTCCCATTTCGCGTTTGCTTGCTTGGTGTCGCCATTGTGTAATGCCTCCAAAAAATCAGCATGAATTGCAACAAAAACTTCAGCGACTTCTTTGTTTCTATTTAAAATAGAAAATCGACGAACACTTTGGGCAAAAAAGATAAACATAAATGCTGCCTCAATCGATCGGCGGACGGGGCCGCGCCAATCGGTGGTGGTGGACGCGCGATATTGCTTGCCGGCGCTTTTAACTTGTGCAATCTATTTACGCAACTTGTGCAAATTCACATTTCGAATTGCGCAATCGTGGCGCCAAGTCGATTTAAACCGGGTTTCAGGGGCGCTGCAATGAAAGAAATCACGGCGGGACACAAAAGAGCCCGCCGAAGGAGAAGACAGATGAATGCCAACGCTTTTACCCTCGCCCTCGCCGCCTACGTCACCGACACCTGTGAACGCGGTGAAGGCGCCACCTTTGCCGAGCGCTTCGTCAGCGGCGCCAGCCAAGACGACGCCGATCGTGAGCGCAGCACCGAGCTGATGCGCGAAGTCGGCGCCTTGGGCGACGAAGACGCAGAAGAGGGCGTGCGCGCGGCAACGCAAGCGATCTGGAAGCGCGCTTGCGGCAAGACGATCGACAGCGTCGCGGCCTTGATCGACGGCATCGCGTAACGCGCACCAAGTATATCGGCGGCCACCATGTTGTGGCCGCTTTTCAACCCAGCAAAAAAAGGACCATCAAAATGTCACCTGCAAAAAGCAGCCAAGACCTTGGTGCGATCGTGCGCGAATTGACCGGCGATGTCAGCGTTCTCGACGAAAATTGTCGCGACATGATGCACGACATGGGCATTACAAGATACGAAGATTTGACTCACGACGACATTGACAAAATCGCAACTGCATGGATGGAGATGCAATAATGTACAGCATTGAAATGATCACGAACGAGTCCGCGCAACAATTAATCGCAACCGGCGGCCCCGCAAACTGGCGCACCGTACCCGGCACCCGCGGCGCCTTTGCCGATCGCGACACCGCATTGCAGGCGATCGCTGCGCTGCGTGAGCTCGGCGGCGAATATGCCGACGCCTCTTTCCGCGTGGTGTCGACGCGCCAGCGAGCGCCACAGCCAGCGCTTTAGGTCCGCGCACACGTCGGCAGGCTTTCGAGTTTGCCGGTGTCAGCGCCGCACTCAAGCGGTCAACCAGGCAACGCAAAAAATGTTGCCAGCAAGGTGAACAAATGTTTGTTGAAACTCCGGCGCACACCGCCATTTTTGCAGCGATTGAAAAGCCGACGCAAAACGTGATCATTGAAGCGGTCGCAGGTGCAGGCAAAACGTCAACGATTGTCGAGGCACTCAAGCGAATTCCGACGACGGAAAAGGTTGTGTTTTTGGCTTTCAACGCGTCGATTGCAAAAGAACTCCAACGTCGCGTGCCGCCGCACGTCGAGGCGCGCACGCTGAACAGCCTCGGAAACGCTGCGTGGAACGCGCATTTGGCCGCAACGGGTTGCCAGCGATCGCGTGTCGACGCGGACAAGCTGTCGTCAATCTTTTTTCGCCTGCAAGATGAAGGCGAAATTTCGTCGAGAGACAAAACACTCATGAGCGCTACGGTGAAACTTTGTCGTATCATGAAGTCCAGCGGAATTCGGCAGCCAACAGCTTCGCATATTACCGACGCCATCGACCACTTTGACGTCGACATGGAAGATGGCCCGGATATCGAGAATCGCGTCATCGACCTTGTGCAAACGATCATGGGCAAATCATTTGCAACAAAGTTGGTTATCGATTTTGATGATCAACTTTTCATGCCAGTTGTGTATGACGTTGAGTGTCCAAAATATGACCGCATCTTCGTCGATGAGTCACAAGATTTGTCACCGCTACAGCATGAACTCTTGCGCCGGTCGCTCCGTAAAGGTGGTCAATTGGTCGCAGTTGGTGATCCAAAACAGGCTATTTATAGTTTTAGAGGTGCAGATTCCAAAAGCATGAAAACTCTCGCGAACACCTTCAAATGCATGTCTTTGCCGCTGCATGTGTCCTATCGATGCCCGCAAGCCATCGTGCGCGAAGCACAGCGCATCGTGAGCCACATTCAAGCGCATCCCGAAGCACCGGAAGGGTTGGTCGATCGGACGGTCTTAGCGGTCGACAAGGCCGATTTCCGCGCCGGTGATTTGATCGTATCGCGCACGACGGCGCCGATGGTTTCGCTCGCATTTTCGCTGATTCGCGACGGCAAGGCCGCGACGGTTCTTGGCCGCGATATCGGTGCCGGTCTGACGACGCTGGCCAAAAAATTGAAGGCGACGTCGGTCGGCGATTTGGAAGCGCGCGTTGAGTTTTGGCGCGCAGCCGAAATCGAAAAATTGACGTGCTCGCAACGCGTGGTGAGCGAAGCCAAAGTGCAAATGGTGCATGACAAAGCCGACACGTTGTTGGCGATTTGCGAGGGTGCGCGCACGATTAACGACGTGCTTATGCGAATCCAGATGATGTTTTCGTCGGATCGCAACGAAGAAAAAATCACGCTGTCGACGGTGCACAAAGCGAAAGGACTCGAAGCCGATCGCGTTTGGATCCTGAACCCGGAGCTTATGCCGCATCCGATGGCCAAGTTGGATTGGCAACGCGAACAAGAATTCAACTTGCTTTACGTCGCCATCACACGAGCAAAAAGCGAATTGAGATTCGCAAGCAACACGAAAAAACGCTGAACAAAATCGCAAGGGATTCGTTTGAATCCGCGAAGTTAACAACCGGAGAATTTAACGAGCCATGAAACTCTGCATCCACGTAAGACCGCGAGATGACAAGCAAGGTTGGGCCGTTGACGTGTTCGACGGACGCCGCGCTTGGAGCAAAACCCACCTCGGAGAGCAGCCTTTGAACAAGGCTGAGGCTCACAGGCTGGCTCACAAACTCCGCGACCCGAAATTTTACACCGCGCGAACGAAGCGCGCGGTTAACAGCCTGACCGTCGAGCGCGGGCCGAAGGGTGGTGCCGCATGAGTAGCCACGGACACGACGAGTTGCGCCGGTGGCGAGAGCAAGGACGGGCTCCGGCCGGTAGTTGCCCGTTTTGCGCATCGCGTATCTGCGTGATCGAGCGCGATGGCGTCTTTGTGGCTCGATGCTCGCACAGGGGATGTGGGGCAAGAGGGCCGAGGCACCATGACCTGACTCGTGCATGTGATCTCTTTTGCTGCCCCCCACAGCGAACGGCCGGCGGCATGGGTGGCCCCGATGTCGGAGGTGCGCTGTGACCGACGAAAGTGTCTGCTCGGTCTGCTCGCGCCTCATCGGCTTTGGCGACGAGGAGCGGTTTGAACCGCCCGTGAACCTCGCCCGGTGCCCCGCTCCCGGTGGTATGGAGTGCCGAGCCGTCGCGCAAGCGGTTGCCCCGCTCCGACGCGAAAACGAGGTCCTGCGTTCCAACGGCGACCACCTCAGCTCCGAGAACGCCTCGCTGGCCAGTCAGGTCGAGTCGATGGCGATGCGCATCGAGAGTCTCGCCGAGGAGTTGGCGAAGCCGGAGGATGCGAGGCTCCGCGAGGTGCTCGACGCGCTGGACGAGCGGTTTCCGATCTTCGACTCGATTGCATCGCGCGTCAGCGCGGCGCTTGACGAGGCAGAGGAATTCATCCGGCGGGCTGGCGAGGCAGAACGCATGATAGAAGCCGCGCGCCGCAGCCTGTCCAGCGTCGCTGAGAGCATGACCGAGCACGCATACCAGGAACTGGCATCGGCTCTTGAATCGCCCCCTCGTATCGCAGGCAAGACCGCAGACTTTGACCCGCCTGGTCGTGAGTACACGGCGGGTGACGCTCTCGGACTGAGGAGGGACCGATGACGCTGTCGCGCACCGAAGAGATTCGGCGGGTGGCCGACGAATGGGAGTTCGACAAACGCATCCCCGCACATCGCGCAGCCAGGCTGCTCAAGGAGCTGTTGCGTCGAGTTGACGAGCTAGAGCGCGGGATTGGCCAGATGCGGCTGATTGCCGGCCTCCCGCTTCCGCCTGACGTGGCCGAGAAGGTGGCCGAAGCCGAGCGCCTCCGCAAGCTGTTCGACGACGCCGGAGAGGGGCAATACAACGTGCTGAATCTCGTGGAGAGCTACCAGCGCAACTCGATGGAGGCAGACGAGCGCCTGCGCGCGGTCCGCAAGCTGCTCGAAGAAAACGGGTGCGACTGCCCGTGCGACCATCACCCGGACGAGCGCGGACCCGACTGCGAAGTGTGCCTCGCGTGTCGCATCGGAGAGGCGGTCGGGAAGTGAGTTCGTGCAAAGCAACGAATGCGAAGGTTTCGGCCCTGCGGGTCGCACGACAAAACGCGCTGTTGCTTGAGGCGCGAATCATCGGGATGAAGATGGAAATGGAGCAACGATGACAACGATTGCAAAGCCAATGACGCCAATTCGCGTCATCACAAATTCGGAACGCGAAAAATTTGCTTGCGAGCGACTGTGGTTTTTTTCTTCGATCGAAGGATTGACGACGCACAACACACCGGCGCCGTTTCGTCATGGGACCATCGTGCACGCCGGTGTTGATTTCATTGTCGACCACCAACAGCTTGGTGTGCTCACCACACGCGAAATGATTTGGACGCACATCGTTGAACCATGGCTTGCGCGTCGCAGCGAGACCGACGGCGCACGCAACGATTACGAAGAAGACAAAGAGTTTGCGGAATTGGCGACGTCGATGTTGGAAGGCTATGCGCAACACTGGCATCACGAAGATCAAACGATTTGGCAGTGGACTGAATACGAGATGCCGGTTGCGCGGATGATTTTGCATCCGGTGACGCATCAGCCGCTTTGTGACACCGTCGACGTCAACGGCAAAAAGCAAACGCGCCTTTGGGTGTACGCCGGCAAGATTGACAAGCTTGGCGTCGATCGCATGTCAGGATCAATGTGGTTAAGCGAGATCAAAACCACGACGTCGAACAACCTTGCGGACTACTGCGCCAAACTTGATTGGGATCGACAAACGCGCGGATACGCATGGGCGCTGCGCGATCCGTACCCGTACAGCGAAACAGCGCAGACGTCGCCAATCCACGTCGACGGTGTTTGTTACGACGTGTTGCGCAAAGCAGCGCCATCACCACCGGAGATGTTGAAGCGTGGGCGCTTGTCGGTTGCCAAGACGTTGACGACGCGTGCTCTGTACGAACGCACCATCCACGAACACAAGCTTGATCCGGACGACTATCGCGAGCACCTCGAAAAGCTTGGCGGCCTTGAGCAATTTTTTCATCGTGTGCGGTACCCGTTTTCCGACGTCGAGGTTGAAGCGTTTGGGCAAGAAATCGGTTGGGTTGCACTGCGCATGATGCAAGCCGAGCGCGAACCGTTTCATCCGCCGCAAACGCGTCTGTGTCGCAGCGGTCCGCACGCAACCGGTTGTCCCGGTGGATTCGACCAGCTCTGCATCGAAGATGGCCCCATGGCTCGTATGGGCTTCCACCGCATGCAGATTCGACATGCCGAGCTCCCGCTGCCCTTGTGCGAACCGGTCGCACGCGAGCAAGTCAGTCCAACCGGATTTATCAAGATCGGAAGCAAAAAAACAAACCAGCCGTCGACGACAACAACGCCAAAGCCGGTTGATGATGACGATATTTTCGGCGAACCGGCAGATGCGTTCGACGTCGACAACGAAGAACTTTTTTGAGGTGAACGATGACGGAGAAAAAAGACATGTGGGCGCAAATCAAAAACGCCGGCGACATGGTCGACCACGACAAACTCAAGGTGCTCCTGTATGCGCCAACCAAGCAAGGCAAAAGCCGCGCGTGTGCACTTTTTGGTGAGCGACCGCTGATTGGTCTGTGCGAACAACAAGCGGTCGTCACGATCAAACGGGCGAACCCGAATGCAAGCATTTTCCAAATTCGCGATGCGCGCGATTTGGCGGACTTTCGCAGCATCGCAATGTCGAAAGAAGCTCGCGATCGATTCGATGCGATTTGTCTCGACGGCATCACCGACGCGCAACGCATTTTGCGATCGTATTACACCGAGAAACAAGGCGCCAAAGCGGGCACACAAAAGACGTCGCAAGAATCATGGGGTTTGCTGATTGATGCCACTGCGAAGTTTGCGCGCGACTTGCGCGACATCCCTTTGCATGTGCTTGTGACGGCGCTGGATCAAGAGGAGAGCGTCGAAGGCGTCGGCATCGTGCACCGGCCGGGCGTGAGCGGAAAACGGCTCCCAAACGATTTGGGGCAGTATTTCAACGCAGTCGGCTACCTGCACACTGCACAACGCGCGCGCCGCTTGCGGCATGAGGTTTTGTTTCGAGGCAACGAGCAGTATCTTGTTGGCGCGCCGGACTTTCTTGACGACGTGGAAATTCCCGATCCGTCGGTGTGGATCGCGAAGATGCAGGGCGAACTTTCGACGGAAATGACCGCACGTGTTGAAGCGTGGCAGGCCATCGATCGCGCCGAAGAAAATGCGGAGGACGACGACCGGTAACAGCAAACCAACATCAACAAATCGCTAACGCAAATCACAAATCACAAAACACGACAAACGAAAGACAGAGAAAAATCAAATGGCAAAAATGAACCCCAAGTCGTCGTCCGACAGCTACAAGAACCAACAAGCTCAGAACGAAGACCCCGTTTCCGGCGTGTATGACGTCGTCAACGTCAAACTCCAACGTCAAATTGTCGGTGCGAAGAAAACGCCAAAGTTGCGTGTGCACTCGCACGTGCTGGCGGTTGTTGACGCAGCCGATGTGGAAGGTGCAAAGAAAATCGTCGGCAAATCGTTCCCGTTTGATTTGTGGATGCGTGTGTTGAACGACGACGGCACTCTCAATTTCAACGGCAAACGCCTGAACCATCTTGCGATTGCAAACGGTTGCGGCGACGAGTTTGATCCTGACGAAGACGCAGACATGGTCAAAACCGTCACCGGCGTTCCGTATCGCATCACGATCGTTGTCGAGAAGAAGCCCGACTCGAAATACGCACAAGTCGATGCCGTCGAATTTAGACATTTGTCGACGGATGCGCGCGGCAAGTACACCAAACTGCCCGACTTCGCGAAGGTGATCGGCAAGCCCGAAGCGCGCATGCTCGAACAAAAAGACTTCAGCGGTGGCGGACACGGTTCACGCAAGCCGGCAGCACAAGAAGAAGTTGCGCAAGAGCAAGACGCTTTTGCCGACGACGACTTGCCGTTCTAGCTCGCGCCGATCGTGTGAGCGCCGCCGTTGCCTATCGATGGCGGCGCTCTTTTTGGACACATCTCAAAAGAGAGTCACATGAACAAAATAAGCTCAAACTCCGACGACATCGTTGCGATCGTTGAACGACTGTACACCAACGTTTGCTTGCAATTTCCCATGAACAAAGTGCCCGAAGACATTGCCGCATGCGCGACAGCAATGCTTCATGAAGGCGCTCAGCTCGAACAGCGGATGATCGCGTTGGTGACAATGACAGAGACGAGACTCAACCCGACGCCACCAAAGCCAACAGAAGCCGACGACATCGCCAAACGCAGCGCGCACCGGGCACAGTCATGATGCTGTCCAAACATTTCAGCTTGGGGCAAATGGTTGCGTCGCAGACGGCAATCAGAAAAGGCATCGACAACACGCCGGACGAAGAGGCGATCGAAAACCTTCGGTTCCTTTGCTTGCGGCTCGACATGATCCACGAATTTTCGCCGATCATCGTCACGTCGGGATATCGGTCACCGAAGCTCAACACGACGATCGGCGGCAAGAAAAACAGCCAACATTGTCGAGGTCAAGCGGCCGACATTGAGATTGCGCCCGGTGCGAAGTTCAAATCGAACTCCGACCTTTGGATCGACATCAAAGCAAAGAAGCTTGTCGACAGCTTCGACCAACTGATTCTTGAGCACCACAACGCACGCGATCCTCAATCCGGCTGGGTGCATTTCAGCGTCCAACGCAACGACAACGAGAATCGGTTCCAAATGTTCATGCTGCCGAACCCGATCAAGTAACGACGACAAACCACGCGGCACGTGGCCGCGTCTCTGGTGAACCATGACAAAAAAAGAACAACAGCGTTTTGCTCGATGGAAGCAACAGCGTCGACACATGACCACAAGGCTCATCGGAATGTTGAAGTTCACAGAAGCGGAGCGGCAAATTTGTTTCGCGTTCTCCGACTATCAGTGTCTCGCCGAACGCACCGCCGACAAAGCAAACCCGAAACGTCTCGAGATTGGTTCACTCGGGCTCGGCGGTGAGGCCGGCGAGGTGCTGGACATCATCAAGAAACATGTCGGGCATGGCCACGACCTCGACAAAGAAAAGCTAAAAAGAGAGCTCGGCGACGTGCTTTGGTATGTGGCCGAAATCGCATCCACGTGCGGATTCAACCTCGACGAAATCGCACGAATCAACATCGACAAGCTCAAAGCGCGCTACCC